AAATACTATTATCAACTTATGAGGACACACAATGTCGGACGCTGAACTCAAGTTCGCTAATGAACTGCATTACGCAGTTAAGGGTCATCTCATCAATCCTAACTACAGTGATGAGGAAATCAAAAAAATAAAAGACAGTTATCTTAAACGCTTGTGGGGCAACCATGAGCGTTTGGTTTATTGTAGCAACGACTTCGAAAAAGCATGGGAGAAACGCAATGGCTTGTCGAAAATTTGAATCGCTGTCAAACAACGATCTAAACTATGTAGAACAATTACTAAGCAAAGAGTTTAGTAGACAATGCGAATACCAATCAACATTTAAAAGTAAAAATCATTATACTGGACCAAACGATACACAAGTAATCGGTCGTGTAATGGATGCTATCCGCAGCGAAAAGAAATATAGACAAACAACATCTGAAAAATGGTAACTGCTACGTTTTAGCGCACCAATATACTCTTGTTTTCTCCGGTTTTCTGTGCTATATATTAATATAGTAACACGGAGACACAGATGATCAAAAGACTTATTGAATACTTTTCGAAAGAACCTGCTGGCGATCTAAGCCAACATAGAATCTACACAACAAGATATGAGGATTTGTGTCAATGACAGAAGCATTAACTGCTGGAATGATACTAGCATTTATAATCATAGGTTTCTATATCATTGTAGTAACGGAAATGAATAAATGAGGCAACCGAAAGACTTTTCAGACAGGGTTGCTTATTTCCTAACAATGACCTTCCGTTGGTTTGCTGATACATTCTTTGCCAGGCGTTACGGACACAGAGCAGTAGTGCTAGAAACTGTGGCAGGTGTTCCTGGTATGGTTGCAGGTATGTGGAATCACTTGCGCAGTCTTCGTAAGATGCAACCAGACGACAGAGGTTGGATCAAGACACTGCTAGAAGAAGCAGAAAACGAACGTATGCACTTAATGATCTTTATTGAGATAGCAAAGCCAAACTGGTTTGAACGTGCTATTGTATTGCTTGCTCAGTTTGTGTTTTGGCACTTTTACTTCGTTCTATATGTGTTCTTTCCAACAACAGCACATCGTATGGTAGGATACTTTGAAGATCAAGCAGTAATCAGTTATACACATTACTTAGAAGAAATTGATGCTGGTAGAACAGAAAATATTCCTGCACCAAAAATTGCTCGTGACTATTACAACCTAGCAGATGATGCAACACTACGTGATGTTGTTATTGCAGTAAGAGCAGATGAACAAGGTCACGCAGATGTAAATCACATTATGGCGGACACATTGAACGGAGAATAAAATGACAGCATTATATTTTATTACAGTTTATGGATGGTTTGTAGG